GCCGCTTCGGGTCACACGCAGAATGGCCGGGGTATCGGCGCTTTCGACAAGCTTGACGCCATGATGATAGGACAGGTCAACCATTTGGCTGGTCTCCTTTGAAAGGTTCGAATTTTTAAGGACAGGGTTCCGGCTCACACCCGGAAATGAGGAAGCGCCCCGCCAGATCGGGCGAAGCGGAATGTCAGAATGCCATCAGGCGTAGTTTGCGAGCGCCCAAGTCCAGAGAGCGTCAAGCTGCGATTGGGTGATGTTTTCGAGTTCGGCCATCTGGTTCAACAGTGGGTCCGTGCGCCGATAAAGCTGCGCATCTTCGAAATAAACAATCGCCTGTTGCTTCTCGACGCCTTCCGGCATTGCGTCGATATGAGCCTTCACCCCGGCTTTGGTTACTCCGACTTCAGCCGCTGCGAGCCAGAAGCCGAGACGCGGGATAGGCGGCACTGGCGCAGGCGGTGCAACATATGGCGGGATAGTATTGACGCGCTCACCTTCGTGATTGAACTCCCATTCCGCAATCAACTGGCGATGACGGTTGCCGATATCATCGGGGATGAAAAGCCCTATCCCGTCGAATTCGGCGCGGATCATGCCGTTTTCAGCGTATCCGATTACGTTCATTTTATAGCTCCGCGTCTGCTCCAACGATCCAATCCGTAAGCGCCCCGCCCACGGTTCCAGCCGGGCAACGGAATGAATGGCCGCTCGAATTTCCCACGTCTATGTCAGAGCCGCCGAGATTACCGGTAACCATGACAAATGACGGGGTTGCTCGCTTAACAACCTTGTAGTGATTGTGCGTGTAGATCACTTTCGAACTGTGGTTTGTACCCGGGACCTGCTCGAAATACCTCTGGCAAAGAGCAATTTCCTGCTGAAAGTGTCTAGGGCTAAACGGGTCCGCTTCCGCTGTAGCATCGCCTTCCACAAGGGAGACGTGCGCTATGTCGAAAGTGCCTGATTGATGGCCTAGATTTTGGGTGCGAGCATTCCAGTTTGTACCCGCATCAAACCAGAAATTCAGGATCAGATGGCTGTTTCCGTTGCTGCCTAGCGTTTTTGTCGCGATGCTTGGGACCTGCACTAGGTGGCTGAATTTTTGCCACGAAGTCGTGAGATCGAACTTGCGCGAACCAATCCCGGTAACGGCGGCAGATAGAGCGCCGCCCGATCCGAAATTCTGTTCCATATCCAGAGCGATTTTTCTAGGCGCGTTAGCCTTGGCATAGAACGTAACCGTACAGGTGTTTCCGGCTAGCGTCCTAACATCCTCAACCTTCTGTTGCTTTATCACGGTGTTTCCGGCTCCAGTAACACTGGTAACAACGGTGCGCGAAAAGTACACAGGGTCCCCAGGCACATCGGTCTGTCCCACCGGAAAGGGTTGAAACGAGTGCGTCTTAGTACTGCCGATATGCAGGTTCGCCCATCTATCGTCTGATCCGTAACCGGAGGACGTCTGCGAGGACCCACGCTGCCAGACAATAAAATCGCCGTTGATTAACTTGTTTCGGAAGCTCGACAGAACCCCGCCGCCAACGTTGGCGCGAGCCTGCCCCTTCTCCGCTTCAGAGAGGTTCTGGACGGCATCGACACGAACGCGCTTCGCGAGCGCAACCGCTTGATCTGTACTTATAGGCTTGTCTGCATCAGCGGTGTTGTCGACGTTCCCAAGTCCAACATCCCCTTTGCCGAGGGAAATATCAGCGGAAAGCTCCTTGTTGTTCACTTTTCGAGTGTTCGCGACTTTCCCCGCGAGGCCCTCCGCCAAGGCTTGTGCCGTCGCGTAGTAAGCTGGCAATTCCCCACCGAACTTGAGCGTATCGGGTGCTTTGCCACCGATAATGATCTGGTCGATCTGGTCCTGAGCGAGCGTGATGGATTGCTGCAAATTCGCAATTTGTGGCGCGACGTTGACCTGAATATAGTCAAGCGAAGCCTGAATGCCCTGCGCTTTCAGGCTTTCAAACGAAGCCTCCAGCTCCTCCCGCGCCTTAAGGCGGGCGTCAAGATCGGCCATGGTGTTATTCCACAACAGCCGGTCAATGAGCGTCTTAGGCCAAGATGGAACCTGATATCCGTCAGACCTGTCTGGCATAGTCAAACACCTCGTCACCTTCCTGCTCGATGATCGCAGCGACGACCGATCCGCGCATCGTGATTTCGTTTAACGGCTTGTAGGTAAAAGCTCCGCGCTTCACAGGGCGCGTAAGCTTCACTTCATAGGTTTTATCCGGGTCGATCTTGAGCGTCATGGGAACCCCTAAAGCGCAGCAATGAACGCGTCCTGCACGAACGGCACGGACACGACATTGGTGGTGGTGGCGGCAGGGTGCATGCGTGCGGCATTGGCAGCAGCGCCGAGCGTATAGGTTGAAAGGTAGGTCCGGCGCGTCGGCACCTGCGCATCAATGGTTACTTCCGTTGTGTCAGGATTTACCACCGCGTTGCCGACCATGATGGCCGGCGTGAAGGTGTGGCGCTCCGGGTCAAAGCTATCCAGTGTGTATTGTGTCTGGATTTGCGTTGTCGCAAATCCGAACGGGAAGCTTTTGGTGACGGCCCGCATGGTGGTGCGGTTTCTGGCAACGCGAGAGATCGCTTTCTGGTCAAGCTGGATCATCGGCTGCAAATCAGCCGTTCCCATCATGACCATGCGCAGCTCCACCGAGGCCGGGAGGCCGACAAGCGGGTTCGTCGCCGGGTCGCCGTCATCCAGCTCGGTCCAGACGTTGGAGCCGGAAGGCCGGATTTCCCAACCAAGCTGGCAACCACCCGGCACCCAGCCGGCAAACAGCATGTCGATCTGCGTCATGCCGTCCGCGAGGTTCAAAGCCTGCATCGGAATGACCGTGCGCGGGCTATGATAACGTGCAGCATTGAGGCGAAAGCAGATATCCGTTTCAGTCGAGCCTTGCGCAAACGCGCCGTCCGTTGTCAGGAATTGCGTACCACCCGTGTACTTGTTCGAAGCCGAGATATGGAGCGCATGCGCGCCAGTCGTGACCGTGACGAAGGCATATCGCTTGCCGCTTTCCAGCAATGTGAGAGGCAGAACTACCTTGTTCCAGCCGACAACGAGATCAGCATGGTTCAATTTGCCCTGCGCCAGAACAGCGTCAAAACGCGGCATGCCGCCCGTGGTGGTTTCCACGATGAAGACATGCACATCGCCGTCAGCACCAACGCGGGCAAATGACAGGTCGAGACTGGTCAACTGCATCGGCTGCGCAACGAGAAAGGACTGGCCGTAGATGGAGCCGTTTATGCCCACGTCTTCGGTGACATACTGCCAGTATGGTTCGTCATAAATCTCATAACGAATCTGCCTGACGCCGTATGTCTGGTGGCCGGTGCCATAGTTCAGACCAAGGCTCACCACTTCGAAGGTTTCACCGCCGACGTTGAGCATTTGTCCGACACGGGCATCACCGCCGAGGCCTGACCAACCCGCCGCGTTCTCACACGCCCATTGCGTCGGACCATAGGTGATACGAATGCGGGAGGCTTCCTTGCGGACAAGCGTCGTCTCTGTATGCACCAACTGCGAAATATTCAGCGTACCATCCAGCGATGTGTTGGCAATGCGCGTGACCTCGCTGAAGGCTGGCACCATGCGACGACCGCGAAAGGCGATCTTCGGATCATCTTCCGCCTGCACTTCAAGCCGCGACTGCGCTTCGGCGGCAAACCCGAACCGGATGCCCTCTTCAATGCGCGCCAGCCAGTCCACATGGGTCATGTCCCAGCGGTCGGCAACAAGCGCGTTATCGAAGACGAAGGCGCGGGCCTCGTCCGGCAGATCGACTTTCAGACGGGCCGCGCCTATGTCGCGCTGCATCTGGCGAATGATGACGGGACGCGGGATTTCAGTCAGCTTGGCCTTGATGTTGACGATCTGCGTTTCGATCGTCTCGGTCCGCATGAAGAGGCCGTCGAGATCGACTTCCAGCGCCGTAACGCGGCCCTCGACTTCAAAGAGGGTTTTCACGCGGTCACTGTTGCCCGGCTCAATGGCGTCAACCCCGGACGAGGTCAGCAGCACGAAGGCAATGCAGGCGTCCGTAGACGCCACCACCGGTTTGACCGGAACCGGGTTTGCTTCGCCCGCCTGCACAATCAGTTCGACTACGCGGCGGATCGTCTTCGGCGTCGTGCGGTTGACGATGACGCTGGTTTCAGGATCGTCGGAGGTTTCAAACGGGCGCGTTGCCGTATCGATGATTTCTTTGCCGCGCAGGAGAACAGCAACCCAACGCTGATCGGAAGCTGCTGCCGGGATATAAATCTGAAGGTTCATATCGTTCGGCGCTGCTTGCGCATAAACGATTTCCCCGGCGACATAGCGACCAGCCGAAACCGTGATTTCCTGCGCCGATTTACGCGCCACCGTGAAAGCGGCCCAATGGGCGGGATAGCCGATGGCATCCAGCCAAAGGCCGTCCGTTGCGGCCTGCGCCTGCAAACCGATGGCTTCAAAATCCGCGTGATCGGCGATTTCAGCTTCTGAAAAGGAAGTGCGCTGCATGTGTCGTTACCCTCAATCCAGCCGCTTGCGATCCATGTAACCGCCGAAGGCATGGCTTCCGTCGATGAAAATATTGTCGTTAAAGGTGATGCCGCGCCGCCATGCGAAGGAGACCGAATAAAGCGTCTCCGGCGTCTTGGCGGTCGCCATGGCGCGCTTGGCGCGGCGAATAGGTTCGAGATTGATGGCCGTCATCGCCGACCGTCCGAAGGCGCTGCGGCCAATCTGAAAGCGGTTCTTCGGCGCTGTCAGCGTGACGCGGACAAGGTAATGCGCAACGAAAGGCTGATGCGCAATCGGCGTCCGCCCGATGACTGCCCGTCCGAAGGTGAAGCGGTTCGGATGCGCGATGCGGTCAACAATTTCCGCATCCACAAACGCAAGATAGCGCTTTAGCCCGGCAAGCGTGCCTTTCAGCGCCGACAAGGGAGATGCGGGATAGAGCGTCGAAACCCCAGCACATTGCGCAATCATTTCCCTCTTGCGCTCTTCGGTCCAATCGTCAAACCAGAGATCAACCGAATGATGCACGGCAAGCCAAGGCAGGAACCGCGCGGGCGTCTGGTACGGGTCCATCAGCACCGCATACGGTATCGGCAAATCATCCGACATACCGGTGGCAAGCGCCTTTTCGAACGGCTCCGCCGATGATGGCAGCAACACCCCTACGGCGCTCATGCCCTCACCTCGACAGTGATGTGAAGGCTGGACATCACCGGCACCTTGTAGGCGTCGGGCTGGATGAGAACCGGCGCGAGATCGCGAACCCTGATAACGCCATCACCGAAGGCCGCACCCGAAAACAAGGCTTCGGGAATTTCGCCGCCGATCAGGATGCGGGCGGTCGCCGCTGCGGTGACACGCTTTTCCGCTTCCTGCCGGACGATATCGGCAGACGGCCCGACCGCCGGAATTTCAAGGACAAGCGAGACCGCGTATTCGGTGCGCCCGGCAGACATGACCGAGATGGCAACGGCTTCCGGCGCGCGGTTCGGGTTCATCACCGACGCCCGGACAGTGTCCAGCTCCAAGGCAGTCGGAAGCCTGCCCATCGGGCCGATGACAACAATATCCGTGTCACCGCGACGGCCATGGATCGCACGGCCATTCACTCGCGCA